CTCGGTTATCGCCAACGCCGAACAAGAATGCTTGAACGGCGTCTGGTATACTCGCTGGCAGAGAAGAGAAGCGGCTCTTTTAAGGGAGCTGCCCACTCGCATCTGCTAAGATCCGTATCCAGACTGTCAGTAGCGTGCGCTTCTGCGAAGGTTCGCAGGAGCATTTTCCACCCACTGATGACTTTGTGTATCGGACGACTCTCGATGACGGAAACGAGGTATTCGAGCTTTTGCAAGCTCTTATTTACTCGCTGTTTCAAGGGTCGGTGATTCTCAGGTACATATGCTAGAGAGGGACAGGACAAGTCCTGCTCCTTACTCGGGATTGGACCGAACCGTTGGTACAATCTCTCTACGATATAATCGTAGACGGCATAGTATCTGCGTTCCCAAAATGAGTTGCAGTAAGCAACCCAGGATGAGAAAACACCAGCGCGATCGTGATGATCCCAAACCGTTCGTATTCGAACAGGAGTAACACAGATGCCTTTGTAGGCGTCCATGCCACAGGACTCTCTAAAGAATCCTTTGGTGCAACTCTTGGCTCGGTTTACGGATAAACCAAAAGCTTCGAGGATGCTAATTGCGTTCTCGGATTGCTCCGTTGGGACAACTATATCATCACCGTATACTAAGACGCGTTGAGCGTCCGCATCGGGTAATGACGAACTAAGTAGGGCCCATACAGTAAGCGCGAGCACAGGGAAGCATAAAGCACTTCCCATAGGCGCGTACTTACTAAGGGTTATTGACCTACCGTCCGGCATAACCGTAGCCAAACTCCTACTGGCGATCAGAGCCCTCCGAAGAGGCTCTGGGAACAGTAGGCGAACAAGACCAACTGAAATACGGTCGCTAGCCTCTTTGAGGTCTAACGTCGCATACTTACCAGTCATAGAGCCCAGAAGGGCCCCAAACTGGTTCGGCTGTTGGTCTGTGAAGTGAACATTATCCCTTGTTAGAGGATGATGCTCGACGTGTTTGACGATCGCCCTCCCTAAACCCTGCTGAATCCACTGGAAAGCCAGGGGCTCACAAGATATTAGGCGAGGACCGCGAGAGTCTTTTGGAACGAGTATAACTCGTGCCGAGGGCTCTTCGTCCAGAATACTACCGAAAGGTTCACACCCAACGGAATACTCTGAATCACACACGTGACCCGGCGACGCAAAGAAATAAGCGTCTAACGGGTACACATCTGTTAATCGACTAGGTATCTGAGTCCAAGTGTACTTACCCCACAGCTGTTCCTTGGTAGAAACAGCTCCAGGGCCGTGCCTTGGGCGGATATCTAGAGGATCGAAATGCCTAAACAAGCGTTGAAGCTTGATCCGGGCATTGCGGATGATCCGAACTGTACGAGGTGGTTGCAAATCACCCCAACGGTAAGGATTGCACTCTACATAGTCGGCAATTCGGCCGAAAAGAGAGTCAAACACAGAAACTTCAGACTCAGTTCTTTCGAACAAGTCTAAAGTATCCTGTTCTTGGTCTGGACCGAAAGGAA